TCTCTTTAGCTACTACATCAAACACTTGTGCAGTGTCCATACTACGTAGCTCGTCTTCCGCTTTTAACAATGCCTGTATAGCTTTCATATGTTACTCCAGTAGCGGGCCATCCTTGGCCCTGATTGGTTAGTGCTTGCCATGATTGGAAAGTGTACCTTTAGGAACATTGATAAGTAGTGCTAGTACCTTAACTAACAGCGGATTAGCCTTGCTACTAATATCCTCTGACATGTTAGCAGTGAGGTACTTGTTGAGATCCTCCACTCTCTTGCGAGCCTTTAGCATCAACTCCTTCTCATCTACTATCACCTCCGCTTCACCATTAGGTGTCTGTGGTGCTTTCTTTTTGTTACCAGTCTGGGTAAGTCCAGCTCGCTTGTTAATCAACCTACTGCGAGTAGTGCCCATGTAACTATATACATCGGACAATAACTTTTTGCCTCGCTTCCAATCCACACCAGTGTGGTTATCCTTGTTAGCTTTATCCTTACACTCCATAACTAATACTCTATCATCATCAGGTAGGCTATCAATCATAGCTTGCACCGAGTCCCTATAGAATGCCGCATCAGTATTGCGTTGGTCATTCTTGATCTTACCCTCTGGTAGATTAGGGCTGATGAAGTGAGTGTCGGGAAGCTTTAACATGTCAGCCATATGTATCAGCTCATTGACTGAGCCTGCGACTGTAACCTCTTGCGAGAATGTATTAGCTAATAACTTTTGAAACTCTTGCACTTGCTTTGTAGATGTTGTCATTTTGAATTGCCTATAAAATGCGCGGTAATAGCACCGCGAAAGCTACAAGGCCTTGTCGCGCCTTGATAGATACAACATAACAAATCACCATGTGATTACAATAGATAGGACAGCATCAGAACCAATAAACCCACACCAAAACCCACAAATACACATATCGCGATAGGTACTACCCCCCATAGGGCCGCTCAGGCCAGAAAATTATACGGGGTCTATATATTACTAATTCACTCAAATAAATTGTATTTTTCTGAGTTCGGTATTTTTACCTCCTATTTGAGGCCGTACCCCCCTTGTTTTATAAAACCCTTGTCTAAAATTTTTTTTTCTGGTATATAGTGTTCTTCGGTTAATAACCTGCAAACATAAATGACTTTAATATTAGAACCAGAGATAGGCGTACCCCTTTCCGACAAAGTTTTACGTGTCGATTTAAAAGACCGCGTAAAATCAGCGGCTAATACCTCTTTAGAATTGGCAGAGCATGACTTAGATATAGAACCGACCATGAGTGATAAGGATGTGGCTGCTAAATTAGCTATCGCCTACGCTGATGATCCTGAAACAACCTCTAAGAAAGTGACTAACGTCCGCGCAGCTACGCTAACCCCCGCTTCACTAGTGTTAACTAACAACATTTTGCAAGAGTTTGGGCAGTCTGTAGTCCAAAGCGCCCTCCAAGTTAGGTATCTAGTTACTAACAAACTTCTACTAGAGACAGAAAACCCCGATGCAAGGGTAAGAATCCGTGCGCTAGAGCTGCTAGGAAAGGTGTCGGACGTAGGATTGTTCTCTGAGAAGTCTGAGGTGACCATAACACACCAGTCAACAGACGATTTAAAGGCAAAACTACGTCAAAAACTAGAAAAGTTAGTAAATCCTGTAGAAGATATCGAAGATGCCGTTATTATCGACAACCAACCTATTGATGTAGACGCTGAACTAGGCGTTGAAGGGCTAGATGAAGAAGAATATGATGACTGAGGCCGTTCCCGACTTCTCGGAAGAGGACATTCAGCAGATGTTGGACAACCTAGACTCTTTTTCCCAAGACGAAGTAGTTGAGATAGACCGTTTAGTAGATGAAATAGCCGTCCGTAAGCAAAACACCCTAGCTTATGACGATCTTATAGAGTTTTGTAAGCGCATGATGCCTGAGTTTCTAGTGGGTAAGCACCACAGGATACTGGCAAACATGTTAATGTCCATTGAAGTTGGGGATAAAGATAGAGTTTGTGTAAACATCCCACCACGTCATGGAAAGTCGCAATTAGTGTCTATATTTTTTCCCGCTTGGTATTTAGGCCGTAATCCCAACAAAAAAGTAATGATGGTGTCGCATACCACCGACTTAGCGGTAGATTTCGGGCGTAAAGTGCGTAACCTTATCGCTACTTCTGACTATAGATCTATATTTCCTACTGTAAAGCTAGCGGTTGACTCTAAATCAGCAGGTCGATGGAATACTAGCGTGGGTGGAGAGTATTATGCTTGTGGTGTAGGTTCAGCACTAGCAGGACGTGGCGCAGACTTACTACTTATTGATGATCCTCACTCTGAGCAGGACGTTATTAGTGGTAACTTCTCAATATTTGAGAAAGCATACGAGTGGTACACATTTGGTGCTCGTACACGACTAATGCCCGGAGGTAAGGTAGCAATAATACAAACACGTTGGCACATGGACGACCTAACAGGGCGTGTTGTGAAGGACATGGCGCAGAATGAGAGGTCTGACCAGTTTGAAGTTATCGAATTCCCTGCCATACTAGAAATAGAAGACAAAAAAACTGGAAAGTCAGTAGAAAAGCCCCTGTGGCCTGAGTTTTTTGATTTAGAGGCGTTAAAACGCACTAAAGCATCAATGCCTACGTTCCAATGGAACGCCCAATACCAGCAACAACCCACTGCCGAAGAAGCCGCCCTAGTAAAAAGAGAGTGGTGGAATATATGGGAAGGGGAAAACCCACCGTCGTGTGAGTATGTCATAATGTCGTTAGATGCTGCGGCAGAGAAACACAACCGCGCTGACTACACAGCACTAACTACATGGGGGGTGTTTTATAATGAGGAAGAAAGTGCGTATAATATTATCTTGCTTAATAGTATTAAGCAGCGTATAGAGTTCCATGAACTGAAAGAGTTAGCGATGCAAGAGTACGCTGATTGGGAACCAGACTCGTTTATAGTAGAGAAAAAGAGTTCAGGTGTTGCGTTATACCAAGAAATGAGGAGAATGGGCCTACCAGTGTCCGAATACACCCCACACAGAGGTTCTGGTGATAAACTAGCGCGTTTAAACGCAGTATCTGATATTGTAGCGTCTGGACTGTGTTGGGTTCCACAAACTCGATGGGCTGAAGAAGTCGTAGAAGAGATAGCTGGATTCCCATTTATGAGTAATGATGACTTAGTGGACTCGACTGTAATGGCGCTAATGCGTTTTAGGCAGGGCGGGTTTATACGACTACCTAGCGATGAATTAGAAGAACAACGATATTTCAAGCGGCGTGGAAACGGGTTTTATTAAGAGGCTAGATTATGGCAATTGAAAAAGGTTTATACGCTGCTCCTGAAGGACTAGACGCAGAACTAGACGAAGAGGCAGAAGAAGGCGAGCTAATGGAATCTGGCTTAGAGATCGAGATTGTCGATCCTGAGATGGTAACTCTGTCTGACGGTAGCGTAGAGATCACGTTGATTCCTGAAGGCAACTCTATAGACATGATGGCCTTTGATAGCAACCTTGCCGAAGAATTAGATGAAGACTATCTAGCTATACTAGCAGATGATCTTATAGAGTTAGTAGACTCAGACGTAGATAGCCGAAAAGATTGGGCTGACACATACGTAAAGGGTCTAGATATCATAGGATTTAAGTACGAAGAGCGTACAAACCCTTGGGAAGGCGCTTGTGGTGTACATTCTACTGTTTTAGCAGAAGCAGCCATTCGTTTTCAAGCAGAGACAATGAGTGAGACTTTCCCTGCGGCTGGCCCAGTTCGTGTAAAGGTGTTAGGACAAGAGACAAAAGAGAAAGACGAAGCGGCTGAACGTGTAAAAGCCGACATGAACTACGAGCTAACCGAGAATATGGTTGAGTATCGTCCAGAACATGAGCGTATGCTGTATAGCCTAGGGCTTGCAGGATCGGCGTTTAAGAAGGTTTATTTTGATCCTAACTTAGGTAGACAAACAGCTATCTATATCCCCGCAGAAGACGTTATCGTCCCTTATGGATGTTCTAATATAGAGTCTGCCGAGCGCGTTACGCACATCATGCGTAAAACCAAGAATGACCTACGTAAGCTACAGGTAAATGGGTTTTATCGCGACGTAGATTTAGGAGAACCACAAGCATTTCATACTGATATTGAAGAGAAGAAAGCCGAAGACGGTGGGTTCTCTCTTACTGATGATGATCGCTATGCTATGTACGAGATTCATGCAGACCTTGTTATTGAAGGTGTAGATGATTCTGATGATGATATAGCCAAACCTTACGTAGTTACTATGGAGCGAGGCAGTAACGAGATACTAGCTATTCGTCGTAATTGGGATGAGGAAGACAAACTAACATTAAAACGTCAGCACTTCGTACATTACGTATATGTTCCCGGATTTGGCTTCTACGGCCTTGGACTGATCCACATTATTGGTGGTTATGCTAGGGCAGGAACATCACTTATACGTCAGTTAGTAGATGCTGGTACGCTGTCTAACCTTCCGGGGGGTCTAAAATCCCGTGGACTACGTATTAAAGGTGACGATTCTCCTATAGAACCCGGAGAGTGGAAAGACGTAGATGTACCATCAGGTAGCATCCGCGAGAACATTATGCCCCTTCCTTATAAGGAGCCTAGTCAAACTCTACTAGCTTTACTAGATCAAATTACTAATGAAGGTCGTCGTCTAGGCGCTATTAGTGATATGAACATCTCTGACATGTCAGCTAACGCTCCTGTAGGAACTACCCTAGCATTGCTAGAACGTACGTTGAAGCCTATGGCAGCAGTACAGGCGCGTGTACATTATGCTATGAAGCAAGAGTTTAAAATGCTCAAGGCTATTATGGCTGAGTATGCTTCTCCTGAGTACGATTATAAGCCTCTTAGAGGCGAAATGTCGGCACGGCAATCAGATTACAACTTAGTAGACGTTATCCCTGTAAGTGATCCTAATAGCTCTACGATGGCACAGCGAGTAGTA